TTCTCTAAAAATGATAAACCATCAATTGCAACTAAATCAACTTGAACATATCCTGTTGTAAAAGGCACTTGAACATAATCATTAAATAAAAATCCTACCCAAATTGGGTAATCTATATCAACTGTATATACTTTAACAAAATACTTTCTTACATCAAAATTTAATAAATCAGGAAAATCATCATAATTTTCATCCGATACAATAAATGAAATATTTAATTGAGATGAAATAATTGCTGCCAATGGTTCATCTTCACTTGCATTAGAATTTAATTGAATATTTACTGCATCGTAATTTATAACTAAATCACCTGTGTAATCTTTTTCATAAATATTTACATAAAGATTACTTCCATCCCTTAATGCTTGTGTTAATGTATATTTTATTCCGTATGGCATTATACTAAACTTATATTTTGACCTTTTAAGAATGATGACTTTTGCGTTCTATTTATTGCAACCAATAAATCTTGTCCTCTTAATACAAATGAACCGCCTCCAGCATTTCCACCACCACTCATTGCACCTGCACTAAATGTAGTGTTAAGCATTCCCTTTAATTTACTTAATGGCAATACCGCTTCGCTTTCATTTCCTTCGCCTATTAAAGCGTGTGTTGGTCCTGTTACAATTCCACCATCCGCCATTCCTAATGCCTTCATAAAATATCCACCAAAAGTCAATGCTCCAGCAGTTCCAGCATTTAACGCTGACATAACCGCAGCAAAAATAGTAGCTTGTAAAATTGCAGCTACAAATTGTTCAGCTAATCTACCTAACATATTCCCTATTGCCTGTAATCCTGTTTCTCCTTGTTGTAAATCTGCATACATTCCCATTAATGCACTTGATACATTATTTGAAATAGTATTTGCAAAATCTTCATATTGTTTTTGTGTTTTGGCTAATGCAATTTCATTATCCATTAACATTTTGGTATTTTTAGTTAAAAACTTACCTAAACTATTTTGTGATGGGTCTGCTAATTCTTTTTTAGTTTTTTTACTAAATTCACTTTCCTTAACTGGTTCATCTTTATATTCAAATGCTATATAAGATAAATCTAATTTTTTAAATTCTTTTTTATACTTTTCAATATCCATTAATTGCCTAGCTAATTCATATTTTAAATTAGCTGAAAAGTCTTTTAATGTATCTAATGATTCTTTGGCTTTCTTTTTATCAGGAGTAGGAACTAATGTAATTGCAGATAATTGTTTAGATGTATCTGCCTCAAGTTTTGCAATATTTTTTTTAATTTCATTGCCTAAAATATCATAAGAAGCATTAATTAAATCCTTTTGTTGTTGAACAGTTTGCCTTTGTGTTGCATAACCTGTTCCAATTAATCTTTCAGATGTAATCTTTTTTAATTCTGCATTTCTTTTTTTCTCGTTCTCTATTTGAGCAGCATAAGCAATATCTAATTGAGAAATATTATTTTTTTCTTTAGCAGTTGCATCAGCCTGCATTGCTGCTTGATTAACTAAAGTTTGATAATATATTTTATCTTGACCTAATTTTGCATTTTGTATAGCAGCACTATTATTATATAAATCTTGTAATTGTTTTAAGGCTTCTTGTTGTTGTGTTTTATTTCCACCTACTATAAGTTCAGTTAATAAAATACCTTGTGTTCTTTTGGTTTGTTCTTTACCTATTAACTTATTTATTTCACTTGCAACTTTATTAAGTTCTGCTCTAAAATTTTCTAATTCAGCAGTTGGTCCTTTAAAGAATGCAGCTATTTCTTTACTAAATGTAACGGCTAATGAAGATACCACACCAATTGCAACTCCAACCCCTGCTGGACCCATTAACCCAGCTACCATTGCTTGTAATGCCTTTTTAGTTCCCCCTTCAGTTGCAGCTAATCGTTGGAACGATTCCACCATAGGATTCAGGTTATTTGCAATACCCATAATCCCATAAGGAGCATCTTGAGCAATCCTTGAGAAGTTTATAAGTGATTGCGAAGCATCACCCATTGGTTTACCTAATCTTCCAGCTTGTTGATTTAATTGAGCAATTGTACCTTTTAAATTATCTATGTTTTTATTAAGATAATTTATCTCGCCTATATTAGTAGCTTTTTTTAATGCACCTTCAAATTGTGCAAGAGTATTTTGTGCTGCCTTTAAGCTAGATTGTAACGCTGATACATCAGCATCAATACCAATACTAAACTTATCAAATGAATCTGCCATAATATTTTAATTTACTCCGTACAACTTTAAAGTCCTTGCCAATTGGTCGCTTGTTAACATTACCTTTTCTTCTTCTACTTCCAAATCATCTATCGCTGGTATATGCCAAAAAGCCTTTATACTTTTGGGTGATTTTTCAGTTGTGTTACTTAAATATACAATATAGGCAAGGTTTCTAGTCCTTGCCCATTCGTTTAACTCTTGTTTTTCCTTACCCATTACGATAATAGAAAAGTCTTTCCAAGTCATATCCCAAAACTCATTGGGTCTTATATTGCATTCAGCAGCTTTCACTAAAATATCATCCCACCCTAACTTTATTAGACTTTTTTTTTTCATCTTTAGGAGTTCCTTGTACTGCCATAACAGTATGTTCTACTATGTATTTAAGATACAAAAGAACTTGTCCTTCAGGATTAAAAATACCGCCTATTTCATCAATCCAGTCGCAAACATCATCTTCGGTAAAATCAATTTCTTGTTTGTTAGAAATACATCCTGACTTATATCCGATGTAAATTAATTTAACAATATTATCCAAGTCATATTGATTGCTACCTAAAAACTCAAAGTATTTGTCAATAGTTATTTCTTTTGCTTTGCAAAATTCCCTCATTGACCAAGTACCCCATTTTAATTGAATTGTGTTGTTGTTTAGTTTTAATTCAAACATAGGTTATTGATTTACGCTTGTTCAGTTTGTGCAATTGGTGGAACACATACTACAAATGTTGCAGTAAATTTCACATCATCTTTATCAGCTGCATTTACTTCAAAATCGCTAATAAATACAGTGCTTGTAGAAAGACCACCATAATACACATCACCTGCTGTTGGAGTTGCTTTACCCATTTTAATAGTAAATACAGTTTTAGCAGCGTGAGCAGCATACAATTGTTGGTAAGAATCCTTACTTGGAGTTCCTGTTTCATCAATTGCAAAACCTTCCGCTTTTAATGATTGAGTAAATGATGGACCTACTTGATATTGGTCGCCACATTTAGAAGTTGCATCAATAGTGTTTACAGTTGATGTCAATGAGTTTGTTGTTAAACAAGCCACAGGTATAAAAGTTGTACCTCCAGCTAAATCTGCTAAAAGGATATAATCCCTTGCTGATACTTTAGTTTCTGCCATTTTATTTTAATTTTGAGTTATTATTAAATTATAAGTAATTATTGTTCGCCATAAATTATCCGAAGGGTTTAAACCATCTAAATTTCTAATTGCACCTACCACTAAACTTGAAGCAGTAAACCCATTTGATAAGGTTATTGCGGTCTCGGAATTGATTGCAGCTAGTATTAAATCGCTTATCGTTTCGGCTCTTTTATATCCAAAGTTACTATTTTTTATTACAATGTCAACATCAATGGTAACTCCATTGGTGTAACTGATTTTGCCTTGGTCTTGAGTTGATGCCCTTCCGTTCATAATCACATATTCATTCACTCCATTATCAGGTGCATAACCATCATAAACAGGCAATCCACTTGCACTTGTCAAGTTGGTATAAAACCATTTCTTTATTTCTATATTAGGATTTAGCATTCTTTATTACATTTTGTATGTTCTTTCTTAAAACAGGTATTTCACTTTCAAACGCTGGTATTAAATAAGGTCTTGGTCGTAGGTTTATTTTTCTTAATCCTTTTCCTTTAAACTGCATTGCGAAATCTTCGTATCCAACAGGTACGCTAACTGTTCCACCTGTTCCAAATTCTACATATGGTGCGTATCTTAATGCACTTCCAACTGTGTACATTATTTTGTCGCCTCTATTTATTTCCCTTAATTGGATTGAATTTCTTAATATTCCATTATCAACAACCACATCCCTTCTAGCTTTGCTTTGAATTGCCAATGCAGATGCATTAACTTCTAAAGCAACCTCTTTGGCTATTTTAGGTGCTAATTTGCCCATCCTTTTGATAAGGTCATCTAATCCTTCAATCTTAAATGAAATCTTGTCTGCCATTAGAAATACATTAATATTTCGTAATATCTAAATTGGTTTTCTACATCCTTCAATGAATGTATAACATAAGTCTCACCTTCGGCTTCTATTTTGTAGTTATTATTGATTGTTACATCATAACGTATAAATAGCTTTGCAGCCCTTGTATATGTTATTTGAGCATCCATTAACTTTCTAATCTCATCCATTGGTCTAAAATCCCCAAATACAACCTCTTGTAAGGCATAGGTAGTTGTGTAACCACCTTGCCCATCAGCGGTGATTGTAGGCACATACAAGCCTATTTCCGAGTACATTGTATTCGCATCTACATAGTTTGATTTCTTGCTTCCTAATCTCATAATATTGGGCTTAATCTTGTCCAACGCTGACACGCTCTCCAAGTTTTTTCACAAATACCTGTATTTGAATCTAATCCTCTATTCTCGTAATCGTAGCTTACTTGGTCTAATATAGCAATCTTTAAATCGTTTGGAATGGTTGTATATCCACAAGTGTAAGTAAACTTTAAGTTTTGATATGCTGGTCTTATTAGTTTAGGAAACTTACCACCGATTAAAGTATAATCTCCAACGGCTATTGTATCGCCTTGCTCGTTAATTAAACTTGTTATTGAGTTAACAGGACCATAAGGTAATTCAAACGCACTATTCCAATTTGTAAACCATACAACAGCAGTTTTAGGAATAAGACTTAATCCTGTACCCACTTCAACCGCTTCCCTTGCTTGTTTAATCATTAAGCTAATTTGGTTGTCATCAACTGAAGTAGTAACCCTGCAATACAATTTAGCCTCTGCTAATGTTACAGGTTCGGTTACAGGTGCGGTGTCAGTTAAAGTAAAATCTATTATAAAATTAGAATATGCCATATCTCTTTTTTACAAATTTACAATAAATATAATAAAAAACCCCACCGATTAAGATGGGGTCTTTTTTATCTAACCTTTAAAACTAGATGTTTCCTAAATCAGCATAGATTGCTGAAGTTGGTTGCATTAAGTTGATGTCCTCATAACACTCAATTCTTGCAGTAACCATATTTTGTTGGAAGTTAGATGCGTTCTCATAAGAGAACTCAATAGCTAATCCTTCAACTTCAACACGCTCACAGAAGTTACTATCCATAATAAGAACCTTGTCATCAGTAACCCAAGATGCAGCAATAATAGGAGTTCCCCATATTGTCATACCACCATTTGGTGAAACGATAACTGAACCATTACCAGCGTAGTAACCAGCAGTGATTGTTTCTTTTAATAAACGACCTAATTGACTAGGAGATACTAAAGCAACTGAAGATACAAAGTTTGCACTCTTTTGGTTGCCGATGTAGTCAACTAATTGCTTTAAATCAACAGTTTCAGCAGTTGTAGTAGAACCTGTTGCAGCACCTGATACAGTTGCAAAGAAAGCAGCGTTTTCAGCTTTGAAGAAATCTCTAGTCAACATTCTTGGTAAAGTTGTGCTTAAGAAAGGCAAACTTCTAGCCATTTGTTTTGAGAATGTAGAGAAACCAGCGATGTAATCATTAACCACTTTAACTTCGCTTAATGCGTAGTTGTTCTCACCTTTGTTTGAACCTTCAGTTTGAGCAGCAATGTTGTTAGTTGTTGCAGTTTCTTTGTAGAATACATACAAACCACTTTCGCTACGAACTGTTGGAACTAAATCACGGAAATTGATTGCTTGACTTGGTAAAACTGAAGCGTTAGGAGCATATGATGCTTGAGCATCTCCTGTTAAAGCAGTACCTAAAGTCATTGACTTAACATCTCTTAAATCTAAACGGAATTTACCATTTGATTTCATTGATTTTTCCATTTCATCCAATTTGCCATCTAATTTTTCAATGATAGCTTCATCTAAAAACTTTACTTGTTTAGATGCGTTTTTCTTTTGTGCAGCAGCTTGAGCATCAAATTGTTTTTGTGCTTCATCTTTTACTACACGGATTTCAGCGTTTGTTGCTTCCAACTTCGCTTCAATGCTAGCTTGAAAACCTTTAAGGTTATCAGCCATTTC